GTCTTGCCATTTTTCCATACCGCTCTTTTTCCGCCTTAGTAGCCATGTTTAAACTTTGATCCGCTTCGCTATTTCACGGTTGATATACCAAACCGCTTTGCGTAAGTCTTCGACTGCGTTGCCCTTTTCATCTGCCCGCCATATGTATTTCACAGCATTGCCAAGATTAAATCCCATATGTTCTGTGACTTGAATGCATTCAATACCTGATGGGTGTGACGTGTAATGCTTAGGATGGTTCACTAAATCTTCTTTTTTCATAACGGTGTCATCACTGTACTGCACCCACCCAGCAAACGGTATTGGTTCATTCATTTACGATCTCCAAGATAAATAAGTAAAAAAACAACAAGAAGAAAAATACAAAGCATTAGACCAATGCCAGCAAAAAGTATAAGGAAAAAGGTCATCATCGTTTAAACTCCCAAAGCTCCATCATGTTGGTCAGTTGGTTGCTGATGCTTCTAAGGGATTCTTTGAGGTGTCGGTTCTCGTCATAAAGTCTTTGTCCTGTTTCGCTCAAAGACTGAATAACCTTTTTTTGAACGTCAATCTCTTCAAGCAACTCATTAACCATCTTCTTATGGGCAATAAACTCACCCAAGGTTTGATGACTAGCACCGCCATCAACGATATGTGGTGGTGATGCATTCTTGCGGTCTTCAGTGGTAAAAGTAGTCACTTCTGTTTCTCCTTTAATAGATTTTCAGCGTAATCAAACTCTTCTTTATGCTTTCGTTCTAACTCAGCTAGGCGTTCTAACTGTGCTTTGTTTAACGCTATGGATGCCTTCAAGCCATCTTCCAAATGCTTTATGTAGTCTGCTTGGTGGCGTAGCATTAACCCAGCTTGGTAATATTCACTACTTTCGCAATCAGTTACATCAAGCATTAAATCTGCTAATTCGTATGCGTTCATTTCTCTTGTGCCTTTCTTAGTATTGCTCTAGCAAATTCAATTAAATCAGAACCAAGTGTGTAAGGAACTTTGTCTTGAAATTGCAGTATTTCCTCATCTGTTAGTTCTTTTACTGGATGGGTATAGAGTGGAATAGTATGTTGCTCATCCTGTTCTCTACGCACTACGGCTTTAATAATATGGTCTGCATCCAAAACATCTCGTGAAATCCACGCTACTGGTTCATTCATTTCTGAATCCTATTCCATAGTTCAGACAAGGGCATCCCTTTGATCTCTCTCCAGCCAATGTGTACACAGGCATACATAATGAACAAGAAGAAGCCAAACACCACCGCAAATATAAGCACCGCACAGGTAGCCACAAACAGGGCAAACATATTAAGTATTGTGACTATCATGTTAATTTGCCATTAATATTATGGTAAAAACAAAAAGAAGAAACAAAATGTAAATTCGTTTCAACCAATATTCTCTATTCAGTATGCGTGGGTCTTGGATAAGGTAGCTTTGCAATTCCAACATATCCTCGTCATGTTCTACATAAGGTGGGTTTGCCAGTTTATTAAGATAAACTGCATCGCCAATTTTTATCTTGCCGTTGTTGTATGGTGTAACTTTCATTATTCCCCCATTTGTTTGCCGTATTTAAACAGTAACTCTTTTGGAACCAAAAATGCTTTTTTCTTGGATGTATCTCCCTGACCAACAAACTCTACATACTGTAGTTTATTTTGAAAAATACAATTTACGATGCTCATGGGCTTCATAATGATAAAAACATGGTCATCATGGAATACCCAAAAATCTGCGGTGGTGGTACTAAGGGCTGACAACTGACCGTTCATTTCTATCTCTATGACAATGTTTCCAGTCTCGTTACTCATGGGGTCATATTTCACTTCGACCGACTTGTGTAACTCAGGAATCCAAATGTCATAGCCCTTAAATTTGTTAATCAAACTAGCCGATGGATACCTCTTTTGAATGGCATCTAATACCCTCAACTCTATATCCAAGCCTCTTTCTAAGTCCTCTTGAAATGTCATAAAAACTCCAATGATTGTTGCGACAGACGTGCATCTTGTAGCTTTTTGTACTCAGTGTTCAGCTCGCAGCCCAAGTACTGCCTGTTTAAACGTTGAGCTACCGCAGCGCTGGTTCCTGAACCCATGAACGGATCAAGCACAATGTCTTTTGGCTTGGAACCCGCTAACACGCAAGGCTCAATCAAATCAGGTGGGAAAGTGGCAAAGTGTGCGCCAACGAATGGCTTGGTAGTAACGCTCCATACAGACCGTTTATTAGCCATTTCGTAGGACTTTTCTAGTCCTGAGTGCGGGCTAAGTCCAGTACCTTCGTTGTGATACTTGCCTTCTGTCCTATCCCTAGTACCCCAGTCTTCCTTGACAGGCTCTTTGATTGCCTCATTGTCAAAGTAATACTTTGAGTTTTTGGTGAGTAGAAATATGTATTCGTGGCTCTTCGTGCATCGGTCTTTGACCGATTCAGGCATGGGATTAGGCTTGTGCCAAATGATGTCCTGACGTAGATACCAACCATCTGCTTGCAAGGCAAATGCGACCCGCCAAGGGATTCCTATGAGGTCTTTTTCCTTCAGCCCTTCTTGCTTGTTACCTCGCCTAGCACAGACTTGGGGTAGATCTTGGAGGTTATTGGAGACAGTTTGTTTAACCAAAGACTGTCCTTTGCCCCCTCGGTAATTGTAGTAACTATCCCCAAGATTGAGCCACAGCGTCCCATCGTCCGACAGCAGATTCTTAACCCGTTTAAACACGCTAACAATAGCCGCCACATAGTCGTCTACGGTTTGCTCTAGTCCAATTTGATTGTCTTGCCTGACTGCACCACACTTGACACAGTTGCCGTAAGACAAAGATTTGTTGTTCCCAAGCCTACCGCCCTCATCAAGGAAGTTCCGATTGTTGCCAATTGAAATGCCTTCATGCTTACAGTTAGCGTCACCGCCTAGCCATGTAGCCGTTCCATAGTCTCTTAGACCAAAATAAGGAGGTGATGTGATGCACGTTTGCACCTTCACCCCCTCAGAGATCCACTGATCCATTATGGTTCGGCAATCACCAAATTGAATTTTATTCATTTTGATTTGACTCTTCTTTTGATAGCAACAATGCCTTCTTCACGTGGTTTACGTGCCTCAAGCATATCGTCAGCCAAAGAGTAAGCACCAACCGCTAACTCTTCTAGCTTATTGTTACCACGCATCAATAGTCCAGTCAGAGCAAACCCCGCAAGCAAATCACGCAGATACTCTTTTTCTTCATTGGTCATTTCTTTTCTTTCAGATATTTTTCAATATCATCACAAACCAATCTTGCGAACGACTTGCCTGATGGGAACATCATGGAAGCACCTTGGCAGTTGTTAACTATCTTCATAGCCTCGTTTAAACCCGCATCAAATCCAGAGTTAAACAATTCGCTAGAGTCAGACATTCGCATTTGGAAAGCCTCTCGTGAAAGCTGACTAACATTAATGCCTTCTTTTTTAGCAAATGCCTTAACCTTTTCCCGATCTGCGGGTTCAAGATAAACCATCAAGGGAACAACAGTTTTAAAACGGCTCATCTTTGTCACTCCAGTGTTCATAATCTTGCACCATTTCATCAAATAGTTTTTGAGCCTCTTTGTTGCCATTGAGTTCGGTACGAGAATGAATGCCACAGATACGATGAATTGCCTCAACGGCATCATCTTCTCCATCAATAGTTAAGCCGTTTTCTTTTCTTAACCATAGATGAAACTTAGTACTGCGACCTAACATCCCCGCTTTTTTTAATCGATTGTCATAATGAGTGGCGGTCTCGTTGTCTTGAATACGCACCATTGCAACACCATATCTTGCCCCAACAAAGTCCCTTAATAATTCTTCGGGGGCTTCATCAGGGTGGATACTTAGCGTTAAAACAAACCCAGTGCGATCTTGTTTAAGAGCAACTTTCACTGCCTCAAACTGAAGAGCGTTCATTTGTTCTCCAGTTTGTTCTCAAGATAACTAATGACTGCTCGATACTGAACGGCTTGATGCTCAAGATTGTCAATTAGGTTGTGTAAATTCTGACGAATCTTTTCCAACTCAACAATTTTTGCTAAAGCTCGCTGCGATGGTTCAAACTGTTTAAACGCTTCAACCTTGCCAGCTCTTGGCTTTTTGTTTTTAGAACCAATTGGTCTACTTATTTTTTTGACCTTGTTCTTAGAACCCAAAGGTCTGCCACGTTTTTTAGAATTCGATGTCGTCATCTTGAATCTCCTGTTTTACTGGTTTGTTAGACTGCTCTTCTCTTGGTTTTTGTGCCTTTAACTGAAGGTAACTAAGACCTGATTTTGCGGTTTGTTTCCAACCCGCTAACTCAACTACAATCTTGCCGTTAACAACGTCATATGTTTCAAGGTCAAGCACAAGCTTGCCTCGATAGTCGGGTGCCTTCGGATTTGTTTTGGTTTTGTTGGCAAAGAAAGAGCCAGTGTTTGGCTTTTCTTCGTACGGTTTTTTGTACATTATTCCTCCTTAAATTTGGATTTGTACTGTGCAAACGCAGACTGCACCTTTTTAAATAAATCAGGATTGTTGATCTTCATCTGATCGATACCCGCCTGATTCTTCTTCCAAAAACTGCTGAGTTCTTTGAGGCTTTCGCACGTATCACCAAACTGAATGAGTACGTCAGCAAGAGCATCTAAGTTTTGCTCAGGCTCTTGTGGCTTTACTTGCTTGACCTCTTTAACCTCTACAGGCTTTACTTCTACTGGCTGAGATCCTGTCACGGCATCCAAGGCATCATGCTCAACGATGGCTAACGCAGTCACGTACAAATATCTACGCTGATACGTTTCTACTGCACCAATGTTTTGCACTTCATGGCATCCCTTTAACTGAGCAGACCCCATCGGTGATGTGAATGTGACGTTACTACCGTCCTCAGTGTCATAGACCACCATTGTTGCGAGGTCTTGTGTAAACGAGATCACATCGCATAAGCCATGTTTTTTAAATAAACCTTGAATGGCGGGCAAGAAATCACCCAATTCAAAGTATTTATACCCCGCAAATTTGTTGTGACCTGATTTGCTAAGTGGCATGGTTTGAAGTTCATTACGAACCTCTACTAGTTTTTTACAGACTTTCAAGTAAGCCCCTTTCTTTAAAGTTTTGATGCTTTGGTAAAGTACTCCCCAAGCCTTGCTTTGATGAGATTGATGTCATCCCAGTAAGCACAATTCTTGGCTTGGAGATATGGCTTAACCTTTAGTTTGCGAATGATGAACTCTTTACTGATTGTGATACCAAGTTCCTCACTAACTACACCAGTAGCCATTGGTAAAGCCTTTAATGGCTGAATTTTTACCTTTTTTGTACTCATAATTAACAACCAAGTGGTTTCCAAGGACCTTGTGTGCCAACGTCCCAACAACACATTCCACCCTTACCATCAGGCACACACTTGGTCTGTGCCATAACACCAGTGGATAACAACGCTACGAAAACAAATGCAATTGCTTTTTTCATGACTGCTCCTTTTTAAGTTCATTTTGATATTGACTACACCACTGCGATACTCCGCAGAAATTGCCTGTACAACGTACTGCCTCACCCTTACGGATCTCGATAAATGCCTTATCTTTCTCAGGCATTTCTTTTAATAAAGCCTCTGCCTCGTCTTGCGTGTCTAGGACACGAATTGCAGTCTTACGACCTTCCTTCTTGAGGGCATAGGTGGTTGGACGAACCCAACGTTCTTCATCGGTGCATGGGGGCAACTCCTCGCCCCAATCGGCACTAACCTTGGAATCCCGATGCATCTCGACTCGCTCCTTGATAAAAGCCTCGGTGCGGTCAAATGTCCACATTGGGATGTCAACTATTTGAATTGGTGCTTGTGGATAGTCAGGCTTGTTTTGAGCATCCCGCCTAGACCAATCTCGAATCAAGGCACAGATCTTCAAGCCCTTGACAGGCTTTTTCTTGACTCGTTCCACCAAGTACTTATAGATATTTTGTTGTTGTTCCCACTCAGGCTTGTCGTTCATTAATGCCCATGCGGACGTGAATTTATAGTCTGTAATGGTAATGCCGTCTGCCTCGTCCTTTTGGAGGTCAATCGCCCCCGACAGGATGATGCCATCGATGCCCGCAGAGAGACGTTCCTCATTGGTGTGACCCGATACCTCAGAACGTTCGGCTACAACGTGCAAAGCAGTGCCTAGGAGCATCCAAAGCATATCGGATACATCTTGCTCTATCTCTTCAAAATGCTTTCGTCTGAGCCTCTGTATGCGAGGCGGGGAGATGATTTCTGTGACTGAGTAGTCTGACTTGCCCTTGGTGTAGTAGTCTCTACTGGCGAGTGCGACTAGTGTTTCTGGTACATTGAATTTGTTTGTGATCTTCATTTAAGCCCTCCTATGACTAAATACTAATACAACTAATTTACAAATGCAAACACTATTTTTAAAAATATTTGGTGAACCCGCCAGTAAAGCCAACTCACGGAAAATGGTGTACGTGCGTGGCAAGCCAATGTTTATCAAGTCTACCAAGGCGTTGGCGTATGCTAAAGCGTTTAAACAGCAATGTGTTATCGCACCAAGCGAAGTTTTTGAATGTGACGTGGCGGTAACCATTCGCATTTGGTACGCATCACGTAGACCTGATTTGGATGAAAGTTTAATACTGGATCTGCTACAGGAGGTGGCTTATAAGAACGACCGACAGGTCAAGGAGAAACACATATATTGGGGTTTGGATAAGGAAAACCCTAGGTGTGAGATAGAAGTAAGCGAAATAAAAAAAGCCACTATCGCTTGAAAATAGTGGCTTTCCGACCTACTGGTCTATGACTAGGGGGCTTAATCGAAGTCAGGGATATATTACATCATCTAAAAAATGTTTGTCAAACACAAACGTTCTCCTTGTTTTGCTATGGCTTTTGGAGAAAATATTAGTGTTCATGTGAGGTGGACTTTGGGGGGTTTGTTTATTTCCCCCCTTTTTTTTGGCATTAAGTACTTAGAGCGTTTAAACGGTCTGCTGGCAGCCAGACAGCCAGGCGAAGTTGCTTCCACAGCCAGGAATCCCGTGCAATGTTTAAACGTTCAGTTACTAGGATTTACTCGCAATTGCATCAAAACACCTTGCAAATAATTTTTTATAAATTTAAGATTGAATCCTGTTTCGTTTGACGATGAAAAACGGTAGGGGCGAAACAGTTATTGCTGATACTACGGTTAGTGCATTAGACATCAGACAGGGATGGCGAAGAAAGAATCCCTTGCACGAAAAGTCTTTCGGGTCAATCGATACCAATGTGGGCAGAGATTGTGAAGGCAGACCAGTTTAGGCTAGGTCTGCCCTCCTCCAAGAGGGCAGTATAGAAACAGTATATAAATAATATATATAGAAAAATTTAAAAATGCCATACGTTAATAAACCACGTCCTTACAAAAAGGAATACACGCAACAAAAGTCTAGAGATGAGCAACCGTCTCGAAACGCAAGGGCGAGGGCTAGGTATGACATGGATAAACGTGGGGTAGACAGAAAAGGGAAAGATATTGATCATGTCGTTCCCCTCTCAAAAGGAGGTACGAACTCAAGTAAAAATTTGAAATTGAAATCACCAAAATCAAATCGATCTTTTACACGGAATAGCGATCACACTGTTAAAATAAACAAACCAAAGAAGTAAATTCTAGAGGGGCTTAAATATGAATGCGGTAGCGGAGTTTGTGTCTTCATTGCACGTGGATAGTCATCTGCGTGTTGTATGTCCTAATTGTTCTAAGGACAGAAAAAAATCTCATTTAAAAGAATTAAACATAGACCGCAAGGAAGATGTGTGGGTCTATTACTGTCAACACTGCCAAATCAAAGGTGCAGTTCCATTTAAAACCTATAAACCAACATATCGTGCGGAGAATAATGTGCATCCCATCAGAAATTTAGAAACAACAAAACTAGAAAACAAACATTTTGACTTTTTAAAATCTCGTGGGATTTCCGCAAATACGGCTGAGAAGATGCAGTTGTTCCCTGCCGAAAAATACTTTCAGCGTTTAAACAGGAAGACAGATGCCATCGGCTTCCCCTATTTCCGTAATGGAATCTACGTGTCTGCCAAATATCGGAGCATCGAGGCGAAAGACTTTACCCAAGACGTGGGTGGTGCAAACGACTTTTTTGGCATAGACCATATCGATACGACCAAGCCAGTCATCATTGTCGAAGGTGAGATCGATGCGTTGACGTTACTTGAATGCGGTTTAAACAATGTCCTGTCAGTGCCAAGTGGCGCACCGATGAAGGTCTCGGATGGGAAGGTAGATGCCTCGGAGGACAAGAAGTTTTCTTTTGTGTGGAATGCGTTTGACGTGCTTGAGAAAGTGCCATACGTAACGATAGCGACCGACACCGACACTGCGGGTCAGGCTTTGGCTGAGGAATTGGCAAGAAGGATTGGCAAAGACAAGTGCAGAATTTCTCATTTCAAATACAAAGATTTAAATGAGGCTTACCTTGCAGAAGGAAGGGAACTGGTCATAAAGATTATTGAGGAGGCAGAGCCGTACCCAGTTGCGGGTTTGTCTTCCGCCTCCAAGTTTGCTGACCGTTTAAACGACTTGTGGGGCAAAGGCACGGGCAAAGGATTATCGACTGGCTACTCGAATGTGGATCAAATCTATACGGTGGCTCAGGGTCAACTGACCATCGTCACAGGTTATCCCTCATGCGGTAAGTCCAACTTCGTGGATCAATTAATGGTCAACCTAAGTAAGGCTCATGACTGGAAGTTTGCCCTCTGCTCCTTTGAGAATCAGCCTGAGATCCATATCTCTCGCCTCATGGAGATCTACAAGGAAAAGCGGTTCTTTGACGGCACAAAGCGAATGACGCAAGAAGAGAAAGATCAAGCGTTTAAATGGGTGGAGGAGCATTTCCTGTTCTTGGATTCTGAGGGGGTTGAACCCGCCACGATTGAGTCCATCTTGGAGCGGGCAAAGGTTGCGGTGGTTCGCATGGGAATCCGAGGCTTGGTCATCGATCCTTACAACTACATCGATAACAAAGGCGGGATGGCAGAGACAGAGTTTATATCGGGGATGTTGACCCGCATACAAGCGTTTGCAAAGGCTTATGGGGTTCATGTGTGGTTCGTGGCTCACCCAAGCAAGATAACCCGCTCAGGGATGGATTTACCACGTCCTGATGGCATGGCTATATCAGGGTCTATGGCATGGTGGGCAAAGGCAGACTGCGGTCTAACGGTTCACAGAACAAAGACCAATGACGTGGAGATTGCGGTTTGGAAGTGTCGTTACCGTTGGGTTGGAACTCAGGGGGAAACGACCTTGGGCTATGACAAGACAACTGGTACCTACTTCGAGCAAGAGGCATTCTAAGTTTAAACAAGGAATCAACCAGCGAAAACGCCAGAATGCAGGAAACATCTGGCGTGCATAGACTGCCCGTTTAAACGCTGATGCGTCATAAGTGGTGAATCTGAGGACGAAAAAAAACCCCCGATGACCGAAGTCAAAGGGGGTTCATTATTAATGCATGGTCAGATCAGCGATACGATCGAACACCCGCTCCACGTAATTGTGGATTGGTTCATCGGGATTGGAATCCCGAATATCAACCAAAGTATCAAAGGCTCTGTTTAAGTTCTTCAAAGCCCTCGCCTTATCAATCTTATTTTCTTTTAATAAATGCTCGACTACCATTACATCGAGGACGGTTTGGTTTAAACGCATTTGTGTTTGTGTGTCCAACTTAGTACTCCAATCTAGATTCAACCAATGATTCGACACGTTCATCGAACCGCTTTTGCATGATTGCAAGGACGGTAGTCCCATCATTCCGAGCGAGTGCTTTGAGCAAGTCCGACTGATCATCGTACAAGACCTCAAAAATTTCAAACTCGTCAGGAGTGATTTGCCCACCAATGATCTCTTTCAAAACCATCGAATGTTCTTGGTCACGCATCTCTGCATGATCACCCTCTTCATCCATGTAATCCTCTGCACAACTTTGTAACCAACGATCAGGATTAGTCATCGTTTAACTCCTTTGCTAAATTAATTAATTGGCTAGGTGTGTAGCCATCCAGTACCAACTGCACAAGATTATCAACAGTGAATCCAACGAAGTAGTCATAAATCTTAATTGCATCGTCAGCACCAACCAAGTCTTTCAATTTTTCATAAGTCATGTGTATGCTCTTTCATTTCGTTTAAACGTTTTTGTTTCATTGCGTGTAACCGACCATGACGCATTCTTTCTTCCAAAGACCACTCGGTGTAACTTAACTTGCAAAGTTTTTCAAGGTGGTAATACATCTGATCCAATTCTTTTTGAATCTCTTCAAGCGTTTTCTTTTTAGGCATCGACTGCCTCCTCAATGAGATATACACAAGGGTCATGCTTGTCATCACCCTCTTCACAACGTAACTGCAAGTCTTGTGCATCTGCAAACGTCTTGCAAAGACCAACAGTTTCAACTGCACCTTTTGAATCTACTGCTACAACTTTGAATGTATTCATTTGTTTCGTTCCTTTATTTCACGCTCAAGTATTTGTTTAAACAACATCCAACGTGAAGACTTTTTGTAGCCCTCACGTTGGTGTTCTCTGCGTACAACTTTTGCTACTGGTGGCTTACGTTCGACTGTCATTGTTTAAACGGCTTACCATTCATGCCATCCTCGTAACCCTCTTCATAATGCAAACGATCACGACTGCCATCGTCATCGTTGTACTCGTCATGGTCATAGATCGAGCGGTCAAACGTGCCATCTTTTGCATCGGCAGTGCCATCTTCATAGCCTTGCTGATAAGGTGGCTTACGTCCATACACTGGTGTACCCATCAGATAGCCCCCCTAATTAAGTTAGCAACAAATGCAATTAACATTAAGTACAACGCAACATCAAACAAGCGATCAACAAAATTTTTCATAAGCCCCCCAATGTTTAAACGTTTATAACTGTAATTACTTCATCATGCTCATCAATCTCTTGCCAATCAGACTCATCGTCTTGATCTAATTCTTTAAGCAAAAAATGATCAGGACTATGTCTAGCCATTTTTTCAACTGCCTCTAAGAGATCCTCTCTAATGCTATCGAGATCAACCACTGTACTTTTTGTATCGATTAAAACTGAAACACGAATTGTTGTCATAATTAAATTCCTTTATTTAAATTGCAAAGAAGATGGCACGTAACGCTTGATAGCGTGTCGCACCTTTGTGCCGAAGAATCCAGTACGCATACTTGTAACCGAACGTACGAATGTTCTGTGCGACCTTGAATGGATACAACTCTTGCTCTAAAAACATACAAACTTTATTCATATAAGCCCCTTATTCATAACGTGGACGTTCTGTTGGAAACGGTGCGGGTAATGCATCTTTTGCACCAATGATGAAACGATACTGACCCTGAGAAAGAACAGAGTGAATCGATGGTCTGCCTTGATTCAACTCTTCTTCATAATCTTGAAGAGAGATTAAATAATCCTCTGCATCCTCACGATGCTCAAACACACGATTAAGTGGATGCAATTCAGGCTGACCGTAGTCATAATACCAACCGCCCTCTTCACGTCCACCGAAAGCACGATCTACAAAATATAAATTTACTGCGTACATAAGCCCCCCTGTTTAAACGGTTAATGTATTGCGTCTCCATCAGCCTCTTGGTTTAAATCGTTGATGACATAAACCGAAGTGATGGTCTTTAAAACGTCTTGCAAAAATTCTTCATATGGAATGCCATTACAAATACCAACGTTAGCAATTGATACCGATAATGCATCGATAACCAACTCTAAATTTTTGTTGTCACAAGCATTCCCAATACTGTTGATAAGCGAAGAGAACTGGCTCGAATCGTATTTCATATCACACCTCGCTCTTAATTAATTTATTAACTGCCTGTGCATAACGTCTCTTTGCTTGACGTTTAACAGTAGGCTTGCCACCACGATTGCAACAACATCTGCAATTGATACCGCCAGTGCCAACACAGGTGTAACGTTTGTATTCTGATTTCATGGTTTCTCCAATTTAAAAACAGGGGGTCACCCCCCTGTGTTAGCGTAACTCCTTGAGCAACTTGCCAAAGGATGCGGATGCGAGACCGCTGACGTTCGTTACATTCTCTGCCACGTCAAAGCATTTTGCAACCTTGGTATTACCGATACCGATTGCAACAATCTTGATGTTCAACTTGTCAGCGAGAGTCTGAACTTTCTTCATGCGATCAACGTTGTACTCGTCAGCATCGGTCAGCAAGAACAGGATCTTGCGTTGCTCTTCCTGTCGTGACAGATCTTCCAGTGCTAACGTCAGTGATGCATAGTCAGGTGTGCCACGCTTTGCACACTGATCAATCGCACCCATCTTGGCAGATGCTTTTGCCAGTGATTCTTTCCACGTCTTGAATGGAATGAACGTGGTGTACTCGGTCACGATGTGTAAGTAGTCATCACGACTTCTGTAACCATCAACGTCCATCACACCTTGAAAGCCAGTTACGCTGAATGATACGTCAGCCTTGTCAAGGATCTTGCTCAACTGGATGGCAATCTCTTGAGCAGTCTTGATACGCTCACCGCCACTGCCACCCATCGAGCCTGAGCAATCGATTAGCACAGAC